GATTAATTCTAATTTTTCTCATAATTGGCTAAAAAGTGGGGATTAAACCCCACTTATGGTTTTTATTAAATATTTTCAAATGACGCTCCTGTTGGAGTAATGAAGAATTCAATATCAATAAATTCTAACGCCTTTGTTGGTTTTAAGTAAATTTTACCTGTTAAAGTATTTCTATCTAAATCCTCCGGTGAAGATGAAACGGTTACACGGAAATCATATAAACCTCGGTCTCTTCTGATTGAATCTAAGATTGGATTAACACTATCTAAGAATTGTTGTCTAACAACTTGGTCGTTTTGTTCAAATAATAATCTTACCGCCACTGCTGAAATCAACTTACGAGCTTGAAGTAATAATCTTCTTACATTTAATCTATTAAGTGCCGTATCAGCAACTTGTAATGTTTTATTACCCCAAATAACCGTACCAACATCAGAGAAAGTCGCAATTGGGTTAATTCTACCTTGATACAACGTATCTCTATCTTCTTGAGTCAACTTAACTCTCGCTTTAACCGAATTAACAAGACCTCTTGTATAACCCGCCGATGCGAACCATGGGAATGCGATATTATCTGTCAACGCCAAGTTTCTACAAACTTCACCTGTTGGTGGTAAATAGATTTGAGTGTTGTTTACAGTATCTCTTACTAAAATCCATGGATAGTAAGTTGCAGTATAGTTAGAGTCAATTCCGGTGTTATCTAAATTATCAACAGCCTCTTGAGAATAAATAATATCTAAAGGATTTGTCGCATCCGGAGTATACATTCTATAATCAGGTGTTGTCGTAATATACACTGAGTCAGCTCTTTGGAACTGAACCATATCAATAGTTTCTTCAACTAAGTTAGAGTTATTAACATAATCAATACTTGCAGTTGCCAATACATTAATATTGGTTGCCTCAGGATTTGAAAATGTTAAAATACCAAGTAAGTATGCGTAGTAGTCGGTATTCGCAAAATCTTGAGTGTTATTTTCAACAACAATTCTTTTAAATAAACCTTCACCTGTGGCATTAGGGTATCTTGTTGAAGGTGATGCACCTGCCAAGAAACCTGACTGACCTAATTGAAATCTATCTTCATTTGTACGATATTCTCTATATATGTCCCATCCATCAAATCCACCAGCAAAACACACTGTATATTTTCTTGAATATATAAAATAGTAAGGATTTTCTTGAGTTTCAGGGTCACTTCTAAAATCAGCAACTCCACATTCAAATGCCGTTTGACCACTAGTATCATAAGTATTTGAAATCGTTACAACTGTTGCCCCTGAGTCCATATGGAAACCTTTACTTACATAATTCCAAGCAGCACCATCTACCGGAGTTGGAGATATAACCCAAGAAGATGGATTTTGTTTTCCAATATAAGATAATAATGATTCATCAATACCATACTGAGATGAGAATCCTAAATAAGTTCTTCTAACAATATCACCCGGAGATTCAACTAAATTTGAACCACCTGTTGCAGTACCAAATGGTGGATTTGCGATTGTTTCACCAGGGAAAAAGTATTTTGTTTTAAATACCGGAACCGGAGAAGGGTTTGAAACTGAATCATACTCTCTTTGTGTATAACCTTCAAAACCACAAGGTATTGCATCAACCGGAGCTTCATCTGCCATTTCTACCATTATGTATTTTGATAACAATGCATATTCACCGTTTGTCGAACCAATTTTTTTAGCAACAAAGTTATTTGAAAATGGGTCCATATTACAATTTGTAAATTTCTCAATTACAACAGGGTTAGAATCTGTGTCGAAGAAATTTCTTACTAACACATCAAAAGTCATGTTATTAAAAGATAAATTAGAAATTGAAACTTTTACCTCACTATTTGCAGTATTTCCATCGGAAATTGAAACAAATTTAAATAATTTATAAACTTTATTACCTCGTAATTCAGACACTAAATAAGGTGTACTTGGTGATTGATATCTTTCTAAATTATACGCTATTGAATTAGATTGTTCACTTCTTGCCTCGGGTAATGCAACCAATTCAGGATTTATCCCTTTGATATAACCTTGATTAAACGCGTAGTTTAATGAACTTGGATAAATTTCTTCAACAAATAAAGGAACTTCATTTCTTGATTTTCCAAAGTTATCAACACCTAAAACTTTAGTTAAAAATTTAGATGATGTTGCTAATAAATTCGTTTCAAATGTAAATGTATCACCATCTTTTGTCACACCTGATAAACCAAATGACTCAAATGGATTTTTATCAATACCAGAATATTGGTCAGTGTTTAAAAGAGTAACATTATTTTCGTTGTTAACCTCATAAATTGGACCATGATTATCACTTGTTGATGAATTCGTATATAATGAGATACCTCTTGAACGAAGTGTTGCAACAACCATATTATTATACTCCGTATATGCAGTACCTATAAAAGAAAAATACTCACCCGAAAGTGTTCCACTAAATGTTTGTGAAGTACCTGTCCCAACTAAAGTTAATGAACTAATATTATAATCAAATGAATAACCTGAGTAAGCATTTCCATTAAAGTTATTAAACGTAGCGTAATACCAAGGGTCATTTTCTGACGCGGATAAATCATTACTTGTTAAATTATTAGTATCAGAACCAAATTCATTCACAACATTAGTATAATTATTAACAATATTATAATAATTAGTTTCAGGTATTGCCCCATATATGAATGCAGTGCTTGCACTTAATGTGTTATCACCAACTGCGTTTAAAATATTTGCAGTAAAATCACCATTGTATGTTGAAGTACTACCATCCGATAGTCTATATTGAGTAAATAAATTCTCGTCAATTGCATCAGGGAATGAACCTGAAACAAAACTAACAGTACCATTACTAGTATTACCTGTGAAGTTAACACTCCAAGTTGTTGTATTTGTTGGACTTTGGATTATTGTTGTCGGGTCAACATTTGCAGTTACTCGGATACTCCAAGATGGTCCTGCATCATATCCCGATAAACCTAATATTCTTGTAACAAACAATTGATTAGATTGTTGTAAGTAAGATTTTGCGATGTACGCCGCCTCATATTTAGGTATTTGTGTGTTTACAAATTTTGTTGGTTCAGTTCCTCCGAAGAATGCCTGAAATTCATCATAGTTTGTAATGAACACAGGTTCGAATGCCGGTCCTCTTAAAGTCTCACCAACTAAACCTAATGTTGTAACACCCACACTTTGTGCCACGAAAGATAAGTCAGTTTCAGAAGTATACACCCCCGGTGAAACGAAAACTTTTTGATTTGCTTGTGCTGTTGCCATTATCTAATTATTCTATTGTAGATTTATTTTAATGATAAATATTCAGCAAAACACAAAAAAACTTTACTTTTGAATATCTATTTATAAAGAGTATGAATAAATTCTACCTTTTTTCTACCTATGAAACAAACAAAAGAAATCAAGAATATTAAAATAGACCCCGCCATCCACGAGATACTAAAAAAGTATTGTGAAAAACGGGGATTAAAAATGTATAAGTTTTTAGAAAAATTAATTATGGACACTTGTAAAGAAAAGAAAGATATATACGGAGAAAATTAAACAAGTAAGTTTTCAAACTGAATTGTTGACTCTAATGAGTCATCAGTTTTAACCACGTCAATTCGTAATAAATCATTTGTTGTTATCTGAATATTTTGAACATCGGTTCCAAAAAAATAATCATTAATATAAACATCATATGATTCAACATTTGTTGATGTTGCAAATGAAAGATTTGCAGTATACGCAACCACATCACTTAATGTATCATTACCAACAATAAATAAATAACTTTCCAAAAATTCATTTGGGTTTTTTGGGTATTTTTCTCTTTTTGTATTTCCAGTTCCTGTGAGTTCCATAAGTTGAGTAACTCTAGCAATTGCCGGTTTAACTTCAAATTCCTCTTCATCAATCAAATAACCTAACATTGTAAAGTCATAATTTTGAATATAATATTTTCTTGACTCTAAACTCATTTGGGATTCATCCGAAATGTTATTTAATATAATTGGAACATATTGCCCTTTAATAAAAGTGTATGCTTGTCTTGAAGAAAATTTTTGCATCACAATTTTATTTAATTGGTTAAGTTCCCTCATTCTATTACAAATGATTTTCACACTATAATTAATATCGACCGGAACTGGTTGAGGTATTGTATAAATGTCCATACCTTGTTCATTACCATTCCAAGTTGGAACCGAAGCATAATAAAATTGTTTTCTATTCGGGATAGTGTATTGTAATGACGGATTGGTTCCAAATTTAACCTCAGGACTTCTAACAACTGTGATAAAAGGCGGGGAAGGATTATAATCTAAATCAACAAATAAAGCGGTTTCCACATATTGTGCCCAATTTTGTGTTGTTATAATAATATCAACCATTGGGATTGTTTCACCGGCAGTAATAACTTGTAAATCATTTTTAACAAAATCCAACATACCTCTATCCAAATCGGCATGTAAAACTGATTTGGGTAAATATGTTCCATTCTCATTTATGTATTCCAATAATTGTTCTCTACGTGCAGATAACGTCTTCTTTGGAACTAACGGTAATGTTGGTATAACTTTTTTTGGTAAAGGCATTTTTATTATGTTTTAATGTAAATCCCACATTCCACCTCCCATGTCAGTTCCTTTTTCTTGGATAGATTGAGGAACTTCAACATTATTACTACCTTTTAAATTAAGGAATAATAATGATGATATATTTGAAACACATTCAGGTATAGATGTTAATTGTTCATTATTTATTAATGCTAAAAATCTTAGTTTAGGTAATGTACAAACAGTGTCAGGAATTGAATTAACACAATTATCTAACATAATCATATTTAATTCTTTAAATCTACCAATTTCTTTTGGGATATTTATTATCATTCCTTTATTGTTTTTATTCTGAATTTGCAACTCTTTAAGATTTTCAGGTAAAAATTTAAATAAATCATCTAAACCATAAAGTGAAACAAATTTAGCTGAAGCACCCCTTTCAAAATCATCAATCACTAACTTTTCACCAGTAGTTGTTAAACTTTTTGCTAATTTTGGTTTTAATTCATCCTTGATTTTTTTTAACATAGGAGTATTAAGTAATGCAATATCTGTAGAAGATAAACTATTAGCATCTTTATTTTTAAGAGTGTCAATTTTCTTCGACATGTAATATTTTATTACATCAGGTTCAGAAGATGATACCATCTCAGGGGATAAATCCATCCCTAATGCAATATATTTCTTTTTCAAATTTGGACTTAAATTTGAATATTGTATATCTGATAATCTCGGACTATTATATTCTAACCACATTTCAACTTGTTGAGGACTATCAAACGATTCCATTGGATTATCTCCAACTCTAGCATTTTTAACGGTATTGATTAAATCCATTTCTTCTTGAGTTAATGGTACCGGTTTGAATATATCTTCCAACCCTTCCAATTTTGGTACTTTTGAAACAATTTCATCCCAAGGTAAATTAGTACTACCTCCATATTTTCCCGAGTTAGATTTATCCGCCATCGACTTTCTTCCATTAGGGTCAACAAGAATTACAGTTGCAAAGTTTAAATCATCAAAACTTTTGTCTTCATCAATCACATAATAAAGAGTTCTTTCACTACCTAATCTATAATTGTAATACATATTACCACTACCTTCACGACTTGTACACCATCCTCTACCGTTTTTTAAACGAATACATTGGTCTTTTGTTTTAGGAGCAAATATTTTAAGATTATTTTGGTCATATTTTAAATCAATATCCTCAATATCTTCTTTAGATTTATCGGTGGCATCTTTTTTACCTTCTAAACCATCTAATAAGTGTTCCAACTCACTAAAAGACATTTTATCAATCCCTTTCATTTCAATAGGGATTAAATCAAAGTTTTCGATGTAATTATTTAAATAAAATAAAATTTGGTCTGACGTTAGATTAGGATCTCCCTTTT